TGCAGATCTGTGTGACAAAGTGCAATAAAGTGTGAATAAGTGTGACCATTTGAGCATAGCCTCTCCCACCACAGTGATCTCAAAAGATTTTTGCATGATTTTTCACCCTGATTCCCACTGTTTTGGACCGTTCTCTACCATTTTCTCACCAGATCCCACCGACCCCTCAGCCGTTTACGGTGTCTCTACGGTGGCCCCGCTGCGTGAGATTCATGTGCGCACTATAGTCAGCAGTGGGATCACAGCTATATACTAGCATGATCTCTACACTAGCACTCTTACCTGGACTGTTCACAGTCACATACATAGCTATCACAGGCTTCACATACACAGTGAGATCCCAGGCTAGACTCTGTGTGTGGTGTTATCTCGCGATCTGTATGGCATTTTGGATATAGGCCCCGCTGCTAGATATACCAAAACCCATTGACAGATTCTGGATTTGATCGTATAATATACACATGCTGAAGAAAAGGCTGTTATCTAGGAGCAGAGAATCAATGACATTACCAGATGAAAGATACCGTGCTGTAGTGCAGACCCGGAGGTTCTTGTTGGATCTCTGCAATCGTGAGCACACTCCCCGAGTACCAAAAATCGTTCGAGACACAGCGAGATCTATGCTGCGTCACTATCCCTCAGACTGGGACATGAACCGCGCAGCAGAGGCAGCACCAGAGGTGTTTGCTGAACGCATGGAGGATCTTCACAGGTTTGTAGCTGCGGGAGTTCAAGCAGCAGCAGAAGAGGACCACAAGTAACAAGTTTCGGGCCTCTAGCTCATGTTGGTTAGAGCAGCGGACTCATAATCCGTTGGTGCCGAGTTCGACTCTCGGGGGGCCCACCATTATACAGCAGCCCTTAGCTCAGTTGGATAGAGCAACAGCCTTCTAAGCTGTAGGCCACTGGTTCGAATCCAGTAGGGCTGGCCACGTTAACAGCAGCACAGCAGCAAGAGAGAATCACAGTGTACAAACCGCCTAATCCCATGGATCCCTTTGATGGGTTCAAACGTTGGTATCACGAGCTATGGCCCATGCAGCGTGTGGCCGTCTGGCTGTGCGCAGCTGTGATCGTATGGGCTGCGGGGTTCTGGGTCACGAGGTAGCAGCAGAGAGCAGTGCGAGCTGAGAAACCCAGGAACCCTAAAGGTTTCAGGGTCTTTCCCCATTTGGTTGACAGAACGGGCGAATGGTGCTATAATACTAACATGAACTTAGAAAAGCCCACTCGTAAAAAGCGCACAGACCGTACTCATATCATCTATGAGCTGCGTGTGGCTGGCGGCAACTACATAGGTGTCACTGCCAAAACAGAGACTACTATTAATAAGTCAGTTCTTGCTAGGGCCGCTAAACACTTCTACAGAGCTAAGAAAGAGAACAAGGACTGGGTCCTGTGTCAAGCCCTACGTGGTCTCAATGACAAGAGCGAGATAGAAGTACTGGTTCACGAAACACTGCGCGGCAAGGCCATTGCCCACAAGCGTGAGGTAGAACTGCGCCGTATACTTAAACCCACCCTTAACACAGATACCAGAGGAGATTGATATGGATATAGCTACAGCAGTCAAGCACGTAAGTGATCTAGCTGATGAGAATGGCATCCCCGTCTTAGAGCAGCTCATGGACATGCAGGCGAACCTAGACATGTACAGCAAAGAGAGCCGAGTGGCCTATCGTGTGTTCATGATCGCGGGTGCGGCCATGTTTGCTCCGGTTGACACTGCTGCGGTTTGATGCTATAATACACACTTAACAACATAGGAGCGAACTATGAAGACATCAGAAGTATACACTGCCTACGCAGAACTAGAACGTGCTGCAGAAGCATTCTACACAGCAGCAGACAAGCTGGGGCAACTTGTACCCTCCCTTAAACAGCAGCTTAACACTGCCAGCGAAGAGTTGAACTTTGCTGTGGTTGCTGCGGACACAGAACTTGACGAGGTGATCTAATGCGCTACTACGACACCCTAGCTACTCTGCAGCGCGATGGCTTTAAGATCATCGTAGACAAGACCTGGGAAGATCTGAACCCACGTGACTGCTTTGATGACACATGCTGCGATATCGAAGAGATCATCAAAGACATCGACCGGGGTCACCTGGACTGGTTCATGCTGCGTGTACGTGCCCTGGTTGATGGTCACGAGCTGGGCAGTGCCTACCTAGGGGGCATGCTCTACGAAGATCCCAGCGAATGCTTGACGGATGGCTCAGCTGAGGACATGATCTGCGAAGCAATTGCAGAGGCCCGCAAAGAGGCCCTACGCCTTGTAGGGTCTTTGTCCAAAGTGGTTGACACAGCAGCAGTTTGAGCATATAATATACACTTACACACACTAATAGGAGCGACGACTATGGGTACACGATCAAGAGTAGCAGTCATGCATGGCACAGTCTGCAAGAGCGTCTATTGCCACTACGATGGCTATCTTTCATACACAGGTGAGATCCTCGACAAGCACTATGACTCCACAGCAGCTAACGCACTGATCGCACGTGGGGATAATTCGGGCGTCAAAGAAACCTTGGCTGAGATGAACTTCTACGAAGATCGTGAAGCCGAAGACGAGGATGTTTCACAGTTCCTGAAGAGCACCCCCTGGGAAGTTGCACACAGCTTCGAAGAGTTCCTCGAGCAGGTCAAGGGCTCGGGCTGTGAGTATTACTACGTGATGCGGGACGGTGTGTGGTATGCGGGTTGTGTCTACGAGACTACGGGCCTTGTGAAGAACGGGCTTGTGGCTCTCAGTGACGCCCTGGCAGCTGAGACTATTGCTAGATTGGTGGCAGAAGACGAATAACCCTAGGAGATCAAGGGTTATTACTGTTTGGGGTTGACAACAGCCTCAAATGGTCGTATAATAGACACATGTTAAACACAAATAGGAGCGAAACTATGCAGATTATTCTTAGCGCGGGCAAGTACGGTAAGCCTAATCAAATACATGCAGGCATCCAATTGACCCTGGACCAACCCTTTGTGAGCAGACCCAAAGACGGCTACGAAGGCTTCATCAAAGTGGTCAATGACGGAGCAAACATCCGTGGCGGTGGCACCACCTGCGAAGTACTGTGCAATGAAGCTGATATCGAATATGTTACTAGTTCAACCCCCGTACCACAAGGAATCAGCATGCTGAAAGCACTGAAGAGCTCTGCTAAGAACTCCGCAGAAGTCACAGACTTCACACAGGTCAAAGTGCCTGATGCCGTGGTAGCGCATGAGACCGATGAGCAGATCGTAGAGCGACTGCGCAATCGCTTCCAGGTCTTGCAGGACATGACCCAGGCAGTCAAAGAAGGTACCGTGCGAGCAATGATCGTCACGGGCCCTCCGGGTGTGGGCAAGAGCTTTGGTGTAGAAGAAGTCCTGGGCAAGCAGGATCTGTTCAACACGCTGGGAAACAAGCGTCCCAAGTACGAGATCGTCAAGGGTGCTATGAGTGCCATTGGCTTGTACTCTAAGCTCTACCACTACAGCGAAAAGGGCAATGTCATCGTGTTTGATGACTGCGACTCTGTGCTGTTGGACGACCTGAGCTTGAACATCTTGAAGGCAGCTTTGGATTCGTCTAAGAAGCGTACTATCTCTTGGAACACTGATAGCCGTATGTTGCGTTCAGAGGGCGTGCCTGACAAGTTTGAGTTCAAGGCAGGTGCTATCTTTATCACCAACATCAAGTTTGAGAATGTGCGCTCTAAGAAGCTACAGGATCACTTGGCAGCCTTAGAGTCACGCTGTCACTATGTGGATCTGCAGATGGACACAGACCGTGAGAAGGTCCTGCGCATCAAGCAGATCGTAGAAGATGGCATGTTGGACTCATACGAGTTTGAGCCTGTGGTCAAGGACGAAGTTGTGGACTTCATCGTAGAGAACCGTGCTAAGATGCGTGAGCTGAGCCTGCGTACAGTTCTTAAGGTAGCAGATCTGCGCAAGAGCTTTGCTACCAATTGGAAGAACATGGCAGAAGTCACAGTGATGAAGGGAGCAAGATAATGGCAGGGTGCCAATATATTGGTCCAGAGCAAAAGGAGTGGCCCTTTGCTATGTGTGGTTCTGAGACCATCGCGGGCAAGAACTACTGCCACGATCACTACTACGTGGTCTACAAGAAGGGCACAGCAGTCAACGGCAAGAAGCGTGAGAAGGCCGTGGACCAAGAAATCGCTGAGCTGAAACGCCAGCAGGAATTAGAGGAGATAGAAAATGGATAACGTCTTTAAAATTATTGTAGGCATCGTGTTGATCGTGGTCTTGTTGGCGATCGGGCCCTGGCTGGTGATCTGGAGTCTGAACACCATGTTCCCTGCGCTGGCCATTGAGTTCACATTTTGGACATGGTGTGCGGTAGTGATCCTGGGCACGTTCTTTCGAGCGAATGTGTCCGTAAAACGGAAGGATTGAGGTTGCAGATGATCTGTGATTCATGTATTATTAACTAATGCTGAAGAACAGATAATCAGCTGTTAACAAAGGAAACTTAACCATGAAGAGATTCAATCCAGAAACCAAGACTTTCAAGGTCTTCCACGCACTGTACAAAGGTGCTGCTCTTACCCAAAGCGAAGCTAAAAAGCGTTTTGGTGTAGGTAACTTGGCTGCAGAAGCCAGCCGCATCCGTCAAAACGGTTATGCTGTTTATGCCAACACACGCACAGCTGGTAACGGTGTTACTGTCACTGAGTATGTGATGGGCCAACCAAGCCGTGAAATCGTGGCACTAGGCTACAAGGCCAAGGCCATGGGCATCACAGTCTAAGGAGTTGTTCAAAGAACAAGCCGATTCGCTCCCGGGGCGTTCTTTGGAGGGTGTTGTAGATATACAACACCCTTTTTCTTTGGCCGGCACTCCCAAAAAGAGGTTGACACTTTGGATACATAGTGTTATAATACACACATGAACAAGCAAGGAGCGACTATGAAATTCACTGCTGATCAAGTTTGGGCCTGTGCTGCTGCTGCGCAGCGTATCAATGAAGGCTACTTCAAAGAAGATCAATGGGACTCAGCTGAGGCTGGAGTTAAGATCAAGACTGCTAACAAGCTCTTGGTCAAGGCGTGGTTGCGTGATGAAGACTACTCCCAGATCACTGCTGCAGATATCGCTGCGGGGCAGACCGCTCGTAATCATTTCAAATCTTACACTCTACTGGCCATAGCTGGTAGACTCAACGAGTTCCAAACCACTGCCATGCAACTTGCAGCCAAAGAAGAGTTCGGGGGCCGTGACCTCTACGACTTTGCTGTGATCTCATGCTTGCCCTCTGTGGCTATGCGTGATGCTGCTAACAGCGAGCTCAAACGTGATATCTATGCCTCGGAACAGCTCCAAGGAGCTGAAGGGGATCGGATCCAGGGTGAGATCACTGTGATCAACACTAGATTCAATCCTGACTATAATAGGTTCAAGGTTCGGGGTCGTATGGGCGAGAGCTTCGTGGACTTTTGGTTCGGGTCTGCTCTTGAAGGCACAATCAAGATCAAGGCCAAGATCAAGAGCCAGCGTGGCGATAAAACAACAGCTCTAAACTATGTGAAAGTCCTTGGTTGACAAATGGGTAAATTGGTGTTATACTTATGACACTGAGAGATTAATTGTTTTAACTGTTCTAACTAGCGAGGTCTTAAAATGGCAAAAGCACAAGATATTTCCGTCCGTCAAGTTGGCCCTAAGGGTGC